ATGTACCTCTCCCAGAAAGTCTTCGACAAAAAGCACTTGCTGCTGTTGAAACACTGAAGTGATAACGTATACATAGTATACAACAGAAGAGACCCTAAGGGGTCTCTTTTTATTTGGAGGACATAATGAACGTCTACCTGAATCTAAAACCTAATAACTATGAGGGAGAATCGGATCTCCTAACATTGGACTTGCCAGCAAATCATTTAGATGATATCATGCGTTATGTCCGTCCGATTGCTGAACAAACTAAGCAAGCGGAAATCAAGATCTTAAAGGATCTTATTAAAGAAGCAGCATTTACTATTTCACAAAGAAGTTATGAGCGTAAGAATCGTAAGAACAAGAAGCGGTGAGGATGTCATCTGCGATCTTTATGAGGTCACTACTCAGGAGGAACCTGAAAAAGCAGTAGGGTTCCAGATGAAATCTCCATACTCTGTATGGATCTCTGCCCCTCAGAGATCTGAGGTTACTAGCACTGAGGAAGAAGTGATCGCAAAGATTACAGAACCATCCATTCATTTTGAACCTTGGGCACCCTTGGCAAAGGACAAGAATCTCATGATGAAACTAGACGAGATCATCACTGTGTATGAAGCACACGATGAAATCACAAACAAATACAATCAACTTGTGGAGGTAGAAAGTGGAAGAGGAGATGATCCAGCAGCAGGTCAAACTGATCCTGCTGAAGAACAGGGGTGAGTATCTAATCGGTAAAGTTACTGAACTAGATGAAGAACCTTCTGTTCTGATCGAGAACTGTATGGAAGTGACTGATGAGGAAACCATGAAACCGTTTCCTCAGTTCACTGCACAACGTGATATGTTCTTGACTTCTGACGTGATCCTGACTATACTGGATCCGAGTCCGAAAGTGCTGGAGACCTACAACAAAGGATGAGTTCGTTCTATACCAACATACAACTTGCTGGCGATACGATTCTATACCGAGGGTATGAAGACGGTGAACCCGTTACCTTCCGTACAAACTTCTCCCCAACACTCTATGTGCTCTCTCGTAATCAGGAAGAGTTCAAGACGTTGGAGGGAAAGAATGTATCGCCTGTTCAGTTTCAAACCGCCCGAGAGGCGAGAGACTTTATCAAGCAGTATGATGGTGTAGAAGGATTTGAGGTACACGGATATGAACGATTTGTGTACCAATACATCCGACGTGAGTTTCCTGGCGAAGTACAATATTCAATCCCTACGATGAAGATCTATGCATTGGACATTGAGGTCCAGTGTGAGAATGGATTCCCCAACGTAGAAGAGGCAGCAGAAGAAATGCTGTCTATTACAATCAAAGACATGATCAGCAAGAAGTATTATTGCTGGGCAATGCGTGAATTTGATCCGCCTGAAGGTGTTGAGCACAAAGTCTTCTGGACTGAGCACGAGATGCTCCAAGACTTTATCACCTGGTGGACAAACAATACACCTGACATCCTTACGGGTTGGAACGTAAATCTGTACGACGTTCCATACATCGCCCGTAGGGTTTGTCGTGTGCTTGGGGAGAAGTGGATGAAGAGTCTGTCTCCCTGGAACCGTGCAAACGAGAGGGAAGTCTATGTCCAAGGGCGTAAAAATTATGCTTACGATATCTCTGGTGTCAATATTCTTGACTATCTGGATCTATATCGAAAGTTTACATACAGCAATCAAGAATCTTACCGACTTGACCATATCGCTTTCGTCGAACTCGGTCAGAGAAAAGTTGATCACTCTGAATACGAGAACTTCAAAGATTTCTACACCCGAGATTGGCAGAAGTTTATGGAGTACAACATCCAAGACGTTGAACTAATCGACAGATTGGAAGATAAGATGAAGTTACTTGAACTTGCCATCACGATGAGTTACGATGCCAAGGTCAACTTTGAAGATGTGTATAGTCAAGTCCGTATGTGGGACACCATGATTTATAACTATCTTACAGATAGAAAAGTTGTCGTCCCCCCACGTAAAGGTGCTAAGAAGGATGAGAAATACGCAGGAGCATACGTCAAGGAACCGATTCCTGGAAAGTATGATTGGGTTGTCTCTTTTGACCTTAATAGTCTGTATCCTCACCTTATTATGCAGTACAATATCTCCCCAGAGACACTCATTGAGGAGAGACATCCCCGAGCAACGGTTGATCGAATCCTTGAGGAAACGCTAAACATTGATGGGGAGTATTGTGTATGTGCTAATGGGGCACAATATCGGAAAGATGTTCACGGGTTCCTACCCGAAATGATGCAGGAGATCTACAATGAAAGGACCATATACAAGAAACGAATGCTTGAGTCTAAGCAAGCTCTTGAGCATGCCACCACACCTACAGAGACCTTGGCACTACAAAAGGATATCTCAAAGTTTAACAACATCCAAATGGCAAGAAAGATCCAACTCAACTCTGCCTATGGTGCCATCGGAAACCAATACTTTCGATACTACAATCTTGCAAATGCTGAGGCGATTACTCTCAGCGGGCAAGTCTCGATTCGTTGGATCGAAGGAAAAGTAAATAGTTATCTAAACAAACTACTCAAAACGGAGGATCATGATTATGTTATTGCTTCCGATACTGACAGCATCTATATCTGTCTTGATTTACTCGTTCGCAATGTATTTGATGGTAAGGATGTTCCTCCAGCGAGGATCGTTGACTTCCTCGATGCTGCCTGTAAAGATCGAATCGAACCATTCATCGACAGATCGTACAAGGAACTAGCAGAATACGTTGGTGCCTACGAGCAGAAGATGTTTATGAAGCGAGAGAATATCGCTAACAAGGGCATCTGGACTGCTAAGAAGCGATACATCCTCAACGTCTGGGACAGCGAGGGTGTCCGCTATGAGAAACCTAAACTGAAGATCATGGGTCTGGAGGCAGTTAAGTCTTCTACTCCTGCTGCTTGTCGCATTGCGATTAAGGAGTGTATGAAGGTGATCGTGAACAAAGATGAGGAATCAGCACAGGCATTTATTGCCAAGTTCAAGGACGAATTTTCATCATTGCCGATCGAAGATATTTCATTCCCCCGAGGATGCAACGGCATAAATAAGTGGTCTAACCCCGCAACGATCTATAGCAAAGGCACTCCTATTCACGTGCGTGGCGCGTTGCTGTATAACTTCCATAACAAGAAAAATAAACTGACCCATAAGTACCCCTTGATTCAAGATGGTGAAAAGATTAAGTTTGTTTATTTGAAGACACCAAACAAGATTGGCGAGAATGTGATCAGTTATTTGAACACATTCCCGAAGGAGTTTGCTCTTGACAAACAGGTGGATTATGATCTACAATTCTCAAAGAGTTTCCTCGAACCTATCAAAGTTATTATGGATACAATCGGTTGGCAACCAGAAAAAGTAGCATCACTGGAGTTCCTATTCGGATGACAACAAAGTTCATTGTTTCTTATCAAAAGGCATTTGGATTCTCTGCACGAGAAGAAAAAGTTTTTGATAGTTTGAAAGAAGCACAATGGTTTGAACGTGCCATGAAACGTTCTAATTTTATTACAAATATTATGGAGGTAAAGGGTGAACTTTCTTAAGGATGTAGCAAAGGAGATTGGTAATGAGTATGCAGGACTTGTCAGCGATGGTGTCGCAGCAGGAGACACTTCTGGTTTCATTGATACTGGTAGTTACATTTTCAATGCTTTGGTTAGCGGTTCAATCTTTGGAGGTGTCCCCTCAAATAAGATCACCGCTATCGCTGGTGAGTCTTCTACTGGCAAGACTTTCTTTTGCCTTGGGATTGTCCAGCATTTTCTTGACAGCAATCCCGACGCTGGGGTAATTTATTTTGAGTCTGAGTCTGCTATCTCTAAGCAGATGATTGAAGATCGTGGCATCGCTGCAGATCGTATGATGATTGTTCCTGTTGCAACCATCGAACAGTTTCGTACTCAGTCCTGCCGTATCCTAGACAAGTATATGGAACAGGATGCTGCAGATCGTAAACCTTTGATGTTCGTCCTGGATTCTCTGGGTATGCTTTCTACAGAGAAAGAAATCATGGACGTTGCGAACGATAAACAGGTTCGTGATATGACTAAGAGTCAGTTGATCAAGGGTGCCTTTCGTGTGCTAACGCTGAAATTGGGTAAAGCAAATGTCCCAATGCTGGTTACTAATCATACATATGATGTAATCGGTGCGTATATGCCGACCAAAGAGATGGGAGGAGGAAGTGGACTCAAGTACGCTTCATCGACAATTATATATCTATCAAAGAAGAAGGAAAAGGATGGTACGGAGGTTGTTGGCAATATTATCAAATGCAAAGCACACAAATCCCGACTAACCAAGGAGAACTCTCAGGTTGAAACACGTCTTTATTACGACCGTGGACTGGACAGGTATTACGGCTTACTGGAACTGGGTGAGAAATACGGAGTCTTCACCAAGCGTGGGAATCGTATCGTCGTTGGTGAATCTACTCTTTATCCTAAGTCTATTCTCGCTGATCCAGAGAAGTATTTCACCGAAGAAGTGATGGCAAAGCTTGAAGAAGCAGCAGCACAGGAGTTCCGTTATGGGAACTAAGTTAGTTGATTACATTAAAACATACAATGGATTGGTTACTGAAACTTTTTGTCGAAATGTCATTGAGACGTTTCATGAATCCAACGGCGAGTATATTGATCGAGAGTACAGACCATCCTTCACGGAACTGAATATCTCTAAAAAGTTCCTAGAGAAAGACTATGCTTGGACTGGTATACAGAAGCAACTGACTGATACTTTTATCGAAGCAGTTGAGATGTATATGAATGATCTGGATCTTGGTCCAGACTTTCCTGCTAAATATGCATTTGAGGAGCATAGACTAAAATACTACAAAAATAATAATTACGATCAGTTCAAGGATCATGTTGATGTGGGCGATTACAACTCTGCCCGTAGATTCCTTGTCTGTTTCTTATACTTAAACGATGTAAAAGAAGGGGGAGAAACCAAGTTTCCTAAACTGGGCTACACAATCCCCCCTGAGTGTGGTAAAATATTGGTGTTCCCTGCTACTTGGCAGTGGCGTCACGCTGGTCTACCACCAGTGTCGGGACCCAAATACATTGTTGGCACTTATTTACACTACATCTGATGAATCTAGAAGTCACGATCCTGAGTAATCTCATTTATAATGAGAGGTATACTCGTAAGGTCTTGCCTTTCATTCGTCAAGATTACTTCACTGCACGTGAGCATAGGATTATCTTCCTGGAGATCCATGAGTATGTCAGTCAGTATGATGCGTTACCGTCTCTCAACGCAATTGGTATAGAATGTCAGGAAAGAACCGACCTCACAGAGGAACAATTCAAAACAATAGTGGAGGTACTTAATGTCCTTTCCAATGATCCCGCAGACTACGATTGGCTCGTTGATTCTACGGAAAAGTGGTGTCAGGAGCGTGCGATTTACCTATCTCTTATGGAATCTGTCAAGATTGCTGACGGGCAAGATTCCAAGAGGGATAAGGGCGCGATTCCTTCAATTCTTTCGGAAGCGTTAGGTGTCTCCTTCGACCAAAACGTAGGACACGATTATGTTTCGGACGCACAGGCGCGTTATGATTTCTATCATCGCAAAGAAGATAAAATCCCTTTCGACCTCTCACTGTTCAATAAAATTACGAAGGGTGGGTTACCGAATAAAACTCTTAACATCGCACTCGCAGGCACTGGTGTGGGCAAGTCTTTGTTTATGTGTCACTGCGCCAGTGCGGCACTCCTCCAAGGTAAAAACGTCCTCTATATCACGATGGAGATGGCAGAGGAAAAAATCGCTGAACGCATTGACGCAAATCTTCTCAACATTCCGATTCAGAAATTGACCGATCTTCCTCAAGCAATGTTTGAGAAGAAGATAACAAACCTCGCAAAGAAGACTCAAGGCAAACTAATTATTAAAGAGTACCCAACTGCATCTGCACATGTCGGTCACTTTAAGTCTCTTATTTCTGATCTTGCTCTTAAGCGGTCTATTAGACCCGATATTATCTTTGTGGATTACCTCAATATCTGTGCTTCCCAAAGATATAAAGGGAGCATTGTCAACTCTTACACCTATGTCAAGGCAATCGCTGAGGAGCTCCGTGGTCTCGCGTGTGAATGCAACGTACCTATTATCAGTGCTACGCAGACCACTCGTTCAGGTTACGGTAGCACTGATGTTGACCTTACTGACACTTCTGAGTCCTTTGGTCTCCCTGCTACTGCTGATCTTATGTTTGCCCTTATTAGCACGGAGGAGCTTGAGGGTATGAATCAGATCATGGTCAAGCAATTGAAGAATAGATACAATGACCTGACTGCCTATAAGAGATTCTGTGTAGGAATTGACAGATCGAAGATGAGGTTGTATGATGTTGAGGAATCTGCTCAAGATGATCTTGTCGATGCTGGCACTGAACAGGAGCAGGTTGATTTAGTAAAACGATTTACAGCAAAGAAAACATTTCAAGATCTAAAGTATGATTGACCCCAAAAAGTATGCAGAGTTCGTCAATGCCGTCACGTCGAAAGAAAGTAAAGACTATCAAAGTTTTGCCAATCGCATCTACGAACTCGAAAAGGATGGTTTTCCTACCGAGCGATTGCTTACTGCTGCTGTAGGACTATCTGCTGAAGCAGGTGAGTTCACTGAGGTAGTAAAGAAGATTATCTTTCAAGGTAAACCTGTCAACGAAGATAACCTGTTCCATATGAAGCGTGAACTTGGTGACATCATGTGGTATATGATGCAAGCGTGTATGGGTCTGGAAACTTGTCTCGATGAAATCATTGAGATGAACGTTGAGAAACTGTCATCCCGTTATCCTGATGGTGCTTTTGACATCTACTTCTCCGAAAACCGTAAAGAAGGAGATGTATGAAGTATACTGAAGATGTGCTCGTCGATGCCATTGCTGCTCTTGGATGGGATGTTAGTCATGATGACATTCATGTTGAAATTGGTGGGACTTCAGTCTATGAGATTGAAGGTGCAGGCACCAAGTGGGCACCTGTCAAAGGCACTCGTAAGTACAACAAAGATGCATTCATTGTAATTAAAAACCGTTCACGAAATCCAACTGTACCTTCTATTAACGATGACCCAGAACGACTCCAACATCATTCCAAGGTGGAAGCAAGCGAGCAACAAAGCGATAGCGGAGAACCTGCTAACGAGCATAGCGGAGCTGGTTGATGGACGATGGTATCGAACCGAAACCCTCGACTCCAGAGGAAACAGAACCCGACGATACATCATTGAATCCGACATTACCGAAGAACCCGATAGTTCCGAGTCTGATGTTTCTGGGAGTGATAGCAGCAACACTTAGTGTGATCGTCGCTGGTTACTTTCACGGTAAAATGAACATTGGTGCAGTCTGGCACAATCTACATAACTTCAACTAAATAGTCAAAAAGGTTATGTCTAACTCACCTTCCAATGTATTTTTAGTTCTCAACGAAGTTCTAGAGGGAATTGAAGTTGAGCAAGTGCAAGAAAGTAAAACTATGCAGAAGATGCGTATCCTCACTAAGGAACGCTCTGAGGTGCAGGGTGAAATTCATGAAAAATTAAAAGCAAAGGGGGTTCGGTATGACACTACAGTTGTCAAGTCTGAGTCCTCTTTTGCTGTAACTGAGATTCCTATTGATGACAGTGAAGGTAAGTATAAGATTCGTCTGATCTATAAGAGAAAAGGTGGTGGAGGATCTGGTGCAGGTGCAGCACTGACTAAGTTGTCTGAGTCAGCACAGTGTATGTACGCTGCTATGGCATGGAAGAATAATGGTAAGATTGATAATTCTGATGTTACTTGTGAGAATTTCAAAGATCGAAAGGTAGTTGATAGAACTATCACTGATGAAAAATATTCGGCAATGTGTAATGATTTGCCTGATGATTGGATCAACTCTTGCTTAGCAGGTGCTAAAAAATTGCACCAAATGTATGGTGGTGGAAACTATAAGTTTCACCGAGGTTCACCTCAAGTAGCACAGATTGAAGCGCAGTTCAAGAGAGTAAAACAACGTGAAGGTGTGAGGATGGACCTAAACAAGTGGTCTCCTGCAGACATCTACTTGATTAGAAATGATTTTGATATCAAGTGTTTGATGGAAGAGAATACTATCCTTGGATTGAATGCTTGTATGCAGAGATTCATTCAGGATGGTTCTTTGATTGGTGTGTCTCTGAAGAAGATTAGTGGAACGGCACAGTTAAAACCAATGAATCAATCTGGAACGAAACCAGAAGTTAAGTATAATGGATATGAACTTAGTTCAGAATCTATGGATGGATATCTGAAAGTAAGAGTTGGTGGTGGTGAGGCAAAGATTCAGTTTAGAAGTTTTGGTGGTGATAACTCTTTGAGTGGATGGCAAGGAGAAGTTAAAGGTGCTGCAGCAAACCAAGGTAAGATCTCATATGGTCCTATCAATATGATTCTGAGGAATCATGGTGTAATGCAGATTCAATCAAATGCAGCAAATGATGCTAAGAAAAATGATGACAAAACTGCGATAAAAATTGCAAAGGGTATGATCGACCTGGGTGCATTAAGTGGTAGGGCAGAGAGTCATAAGATGATGATCAAAGCAAAGAGTGAAAAGTGGAGATACTCCAAGTTGCAAGTTGTTCAAATACTCTCTATCATAGAAGGACTGCAAGGCAAGAAACGAGATCAGGTTATGGAAGACCTATTCTTGTATGCGTCCAGTCAGTCTCAATACTCTGCTCCGTATATGAAGATGGAGTGACACCCTACAAACTGTCCTGATCTATGTGCGACTCCACCCTAGCGTGCTATAATAATGGTATACAGACAGAGGACGACTTGCCTAACAAACACCTTGAGCACCTTGAAGACAGCATCTTCGACGGTCGCCGTGCTGCTTGGCGTGCAGTCAAGACTGCTCTGACCTGCAAGAGTGTGTCTACCAAGTGGGACGGTGCTCCTGCTATCGTGTTCGGCACTAATCCAGAGAACGGTCAGTTCTTTGTTGGTACTAAGTCTGTCTTCAACAAAGTCAAAGTCAAAATTAATTATGATTATGAGGACATTGCGAAGAATCATCAAGGGCATGTTGCAGATATCCTTCGTCTATGTCTGCGTTATCTTCCTCGTATCAGTGGCATTGTCCAAGCTGACTGGATCGGTGTCGGTCGCAGCAGTGTTTATCGCCCTAATACTGTGGAGTATAGATTTCCCTATGCGCTTAATAAAGAAATTATTCTAGCACCTCATACTGTATATACTGAGGTGTCTCCAAATGCTGAAGCGCGTATCGGTGTTACTCTCCAAGATACCGTTCACTGTAAGTTTATAGATACTAACGATGCCTATATTGAAGATCGGAACAATCTGAAACTCGTTGCCGAGATCCTCGCGTTGCTTCCTTTCTGTAAAGTCTCTACAAACACCTACACACGTTTGTATTGTAGGACCCTGATGAACAAATTCGTTCGGATGGGATCGCTTCCAACCCCTGAGTTTATGTACAACATCTTGGAAGCTAAATATAAGGGAGAGATCAATGTTAATACCTTTAGAGTGTGGCATAAGATCTTCCAACTGAAACAGCGTCTACTAGATGCGATTCGTACAGACAGCAAGGTTCAATGTTTCATCGACGGTGAACCAACTTCTCACGAAGGGTTTGTACTTATCTCAGAAACCCCTTACAAACTTGTAGATCGACTGACATTTAGCAAAGCAAACTTTAATCTTAGTAAAAATTGGTAGAATGAAAAAGTTCAGTGCTTTCCTAACTGAAGCCGAGAAATCATTTGCAGCAAAAGCTGCTCAAACATTAAAACTTAAGCACATTGGTTACGGACGTTATGCCGACGCTTCGGGCAACGTAACCCATATGTCTAAGGATGGAAAACTTGTACAATTAAAACCAGGTGAAGACACCACCCCTACGCAATCCAATGGAGAAGAAGAAACTGGAGATGGCACGGGTGCGGTCGATCAAGGCACAATATCTATTACATTTGGAAGATTTAATCCACCTACTATTGGGCATGAAACTCTCATAAAACGAGTAGCAAGAGAGGCAAAATCCAGTGGAGGAGAGTATAGAATATACCCCTCAAGGTCGGAGGATCCTAAAAAGAACCCCCTCGACGCAGGGACTAAAGTTAAATATATGCGGCAGGCATATCCAGATCACGCGAACGCGATTGTTGATAATCCCGACATGCGTACTATTTTTGATGTGCTCACCGCCCTCGATACTGACGGGTATAGCACAGTTAATATTGTGGTGGGAGGCGACAGGGTATCTGAGTTCACATCACTCACACAAAAATACAACGGAGACGCATACACATTCGACGAAATCAATGTGGTAAGTGCAGGTGGGCGTGATCCTGATGCTGAAGGTGTAGAAGGTATGTCTGCATCTAAGATGCGTAAGGCAGCAGCAGAAGATGACTTTGATACATTTTCTAAAGGTGTGCCCGAAGGATTGGGTAAAGAAGGCAAAGAGAAGTTATACTTGACTCTACGCCAAGCAATGCAAGTAGAACAGTTTGATGACTTCGCTGAGGCATCATACGCTCTGTTTGAGATTGCCCCCAAGTTAGATCCTCAGGGTCTACGTGAGGCATACTTTGATGGTGGTTTATTTTCTGTAGGATGCTTTGTAGAGAATGTTAACACAGGGGTCATTTCTAAAATCGTTAGTCGCGGTAGCAATTACGTCATCAGTATTGATGAGTCTGATAATATTTTCCGTACCTGGTTGAAAGACTTGGTAGAGCGTAATGACGTTCATGGATTCGACTTCACACCAGCAGGGGAAATGGGTACTGACGAACTGACTAACTATGTCAAGCGATTAACCCCTGGTGAATTCATTCGCAAGATAAATAAAAAGGACAAGGACACGAAGTAAAATGAATCTCAGAGATCTCCCAGATATGTCCAGTGCCTATAAAGAGGTACAGGAGAAGAATGATGGCAACCTTGCTAACAATGCTCCCCCTTATGATAAGGTAACTCGCCGTGATGTTATCACTGGTCGCCTTGGTAAGGACGAGATGGGTGGTAAGCGCAAGAAACATGACTGCGCTAAGAAGGTTAACTACAAGAACGAAGAGTTCGATGTCATTCCTGAGCAGCATACTATGCTGGAAGATGGCACTGTAACTCACTACGACATTACTAACGACGAGTATATCTACGAGAACGTCCCTGTCGAAGATCTTGAGATTCTCATTTCTGAAAAGCACGAACACTTCGATAACTACGACAAGAACGCTGAAGTTCTTGGCGAGGGTTACAAAGAGATTGATCAGAAGAAAAAGAACGCAATGTTCCGTCGTGCTGGTAATCTTTCCCGTGATGCAATCAGCACTCCCATTCCTCCCGAGAAGCGCCAGGATGCACACAAGAAGTCTGGTAAGATTGTCAAGCAACTGAATAAGTTAAACCAGGAAGCATTCTTGTTCAGTGATGAAGAAGTTGAGCAACTTCACATCATCGATGAATGCACTGACGAGGAACTGATCGACTTCATGATCGAAGCGATTCAAGAACTCGCTGTTGACCAAGAAGATCTGATTGAAATCTGCGAAGCACTTGAGGGTGTTGAAGTTCTCACTGAGAGAATGGATCCCAAAGAGGTTCAACGTCGTAGAGATCAAGCAAAAGATAGACTTGCAACTGGTGCTGCAATGAAGAAAGCAGCAGAGAAGTCTTCTGGTCCTTCTAGAATGGATCGTCTGAAGTCTGCTGCTAAGAAAGCAGGTTCTATGGTTAAGGCAGGCGTTAAGACTGCAGGTAAGAAAGCAGTACAAACTGCTGGTAAGGTTGCTGGTGAGTTCTCTGCTGCTAAAGAGAAGCAGAAGAAAGCAGCAATGGCACGTCCTGAGAAGAAAGAAACATCTAGTTCTTCCTCGTCTGATGATGACGGCACAGGTGGTAAACTCGATAAACTGTTGGCAGATACCAGAGGCAAGTCTTCCAGCAGCAGTTCCGATAGCGGTTCTTCTTCCTCTGGTGGTGGCGGGTCTTCGTCTAGTTCCTCAGGTTCTTCTAGCAGCGGTTCTACCCGTAGAGCTGTTGGTGGTGCTCTGAGAAAGGTTGGTGGTCTCCTCAAGAAGGGACTGAAGAAAGCAGTTGGTAAGACTGCTCGTGTAGTATCCAGCGGTAGCGATAAACTCGCTAAGAAACTGGGTGAACAGTATGATGAGATTGCAGATATGTATGAATCTGGTCTGTTCACGATCGAAGAGATCGAGAACGTTGTTGAACTCTACAAGGGTAAGCACGGTCAGACTGATAAGCAGTATGCAGACTCACGCTCTCCTGGTGGTAAGATGGTTTCTGGTGACTCCAAGGGATCTGGTGCTGAATACACCCATGGTCGCAGAGTTAAGGCAGCAAATCCTGGTATGCAACCTGATGTAGGTGGCAAGACCAAACCCAAGTCCCAAGGTAGGATGGACAAAGGCACCCGTGCTGACCTTGAGTATCGTAAAGCAAACCTGAAAAAGAAAGACTGATGTTAAGTTTCAACGCACTCTCGGAGAGAAAGACCAAGGTCAAATTGAATCCTAAACTTCAGG